TTTCGGAATTTGATGATCAGGTTTGGGAGATTGACGGTCAGGGTATTCCTGATTATAATACTGCCTCATTACATTTTGATATTAAGGGAACAACAGCCGTTGCTGAACAAACATTCCCATTGTTTGACGAATTGGTAGTTTCTACTGAATATTTGAAAATGAAGCTCATTGAACGTTTCAAGATTCCTGAGCAGAAGGTTCATGTTATTCGTAATGTGGTCCCTCGTTTCTTATGGAATTATCCACGCAAGGAAAATATAAAGGAAGACTTGGTAAAGCCAAAGGTTTTGTATAGTGGTTCTCCTTGTCATTATCGTAATCCTGTTCCAGCAAGAAAACCTTCTCCACAGGAACCAAATGGTTTCCCAGGTATCACCGCATTGAAGGGCGATATGAACAATGCTTGGTGTGATTGGGTTATTAAGAATGTTCAGGAAGATAAGATTGATTTCATTTGTATGGGTGCGTTACCCTGGTTCTGGGAACCAATCAAGGACAAGATCAAGTTCGTTCAGTGGGTAGATTCACAGAGTTATCCACGATTGGTTATGAGCCTTGGTGCTGATTTCCAAATTGCCCCACTTGTTTCTAATGTATTCAACAAGTGTAAGTCTTCATTGAGATATACCGAAAGTTGTGCTGTTGGTACTGTTCTATTTGGCACAGTATTCCACGATGATAAGTGGTCGCCATACGAAGAAATCCCTGAAGAATGTAAGATTATGGATGATGCTACTGTTGAAGATATTGACAAAAAGTTCTTTGAAGCTTGTAAGAAAGATAATTACAACAAGCTCTTGAATCAAAACTATGATTTCATTAACCAGAATGGCTACTGGATGGAGAGCAACAAGCATCTCCAGCACTGGATTTGTATGATTGACGGAGGCAACGATACATTTATCTAATATGAGTAAAATCTACATTTTATGTGGTTACACACTAAGTGGTAAAACTACTTGGTCTGGAAAACAAAATCTTAAGGTCTTTAACTATGACAGTATGAAATATGACCCAAATAGAAATGGCCTTAAGATGGAAGTTTTTATGGAACAAGAAGTCCGAAAATATGGTGGCGACTGTGTTTTAGACCATACCAGTTGGAGCGAAAAATCCATTAAAAGACTATGTGAAACTTACAAAGATTATGATATTACCATAGTGATATTTGATATAACTTATGACCGATTACTTAAAAATAGACTACAAACTGATCGAAAGATTAAAGGATTGGAAACGAAAACTACAAAAGAACGATTTGGTTGGTTTAAAGAAGAAGCCGAAAAAGTCAAGAAACTTCCATACAAACAAATAGTGATAACTGATAAAGATTATGTAGATTCTTCCCCAATGACAGATTTTCTAGTGTAAAGTATAGCCCAGAGCAAATGCTCTGGGTTTTTCATAAATACAATATGAATATATTAGAAGCAAAAAGAATCTTAAATAATAGGGGTTATATTTTAGAAGATAGTCACGTTCTAAATAAAGCCGCCAAAAGTAAAGATGACGAATTTTACACATATATGAAGGATATAAAGAAGGAATTGGATAACTACAATTTCTCTGGTAAAATCGTATATTGTTGCTGCGACAACCCTGAATGGTCTAATTTCTACAAGTATTTCAAAGACAATTTTGACTCTCTAGGTCTAGAAGGTTTGATTTCTTCTCACTTTGAAGAAAGTGGCAGACCATATTGGACTGAGTTCTATGGTGACGAAGTTGTAAAACACCCATTACAGGGTAATGGAGATTGTACCAGTGTTGAATGTCAAAAGATTGCTTCTATGGCCGATGTAATCGTAACCAATCCACCATTTAGTTTATTCAACAAAATTTTATCTGTATATAAAGATAAGCCATTTGTTATGTTATGCACACCTATGAAAATGGCTAATCGTATATGTTTGCCACTATTTAAATCTGGCAAATTGAGATATGGGTACAATACAGTTGGTAATTTCTACAGACCAGATGGTGCAAAGGATAAGCACGTCTATTGTGCTTGGTACACTAATCTTCCTGTCAATAAATCATTTAGACCTTTGCATTTGGTTGAATATGACGAAGAAAAATTCCCAAAATTTGATAACTATGATGCTGTAGCCGTAGAATCACAGAAGGCTATTCCAAATACAAAAGATGAAGTATTGGGTGTACCTATAAGTATTCTAATGAATGTAGACCCAGATAATTTACCATTTGATATATTGGGTGTAAATGGTAAACTACAATTAAATGGTAAGAGTGTATTTGATAGATTATTAATTAAATTGAGGTAATTCAATGAAATTAGATGAAGCAAAAGATATATTACTTAAAGAAGGTTATTTGTTAGAAGATAACTCTGATATAATGAATAATTTTTCTAGTTGCCAAAGAGAATTTGACCAGATTTGTCATGATTTAAAAATCAATGCAAATGATTATATGAATGGTAATCTTGATAGAGATACATTTGTTAAAAACTTGACTAATTTAAGATATAATTATTCTAATTTTGATAAAAAATTTAAAAAGATTTTAGTAGAATTATCTTTTGATTTAGAAGCATACAAGGAGTAATAAAATGGATTTAAGAGAAGCAAAACAATTTCTTAATAAGAGTGGATATAGACTTGTTGAAAAGATGACTGATGAAGAAAGAAATGCGAAACGCAGAGCAAAGTATGCTGAGCAAAAAGCCGCTGAACAAGCTCAAAATCGTGCTGATCAAAGACAGCGTGACCTTGATTGGTCTATGGAAAGCACAAAGAAACAGCTTGAAATAGCCATTGAAAATGGTTTAGCAGATAAGGTTGAACGTGTTCAGGAATGGTATGATAAACTAACACAAAGTGGTCTGGGCAAAGTTACATATATGTCCAAATTAAATAAACTTATGAATTTCTATCACGATAATAGAGAAGATGAAATTTTCCCTGAAGAATGGTTTGAAGAACATGGTTTATCTGGTGATTCACCAAAAACATTTACATACACAGTTCCTTGCACAATTCTTGGAAAATATAAAACCTATGATGTTAATGTTGGTTTAAATACTGATACAATTAGTTCTTGGAAACTTGCACATCAGAGCGATGTAAACCAAAGAATTGTTAGTACATATGCACGTCTCGGCGCCCCTATTTGTAAGAAACTATGGGCAGATGAAAAACTTGAATTGGGTCCTGATGAAGTAATTGATTTCTTGTCTGAACTTGTAGATTATGAATTAGATGCAGAACAGACCGCTAAATTAGCTGATATAAAGGATAAACAGGCTAAATTAGATGACGAAATCTATAATTTTGAAAAGGGCCTTCGTTATCACGGAACCTAATTACAAATAAGATATTTTATCATAGAGGCAGAAATTTTCTGCCTCTTTTTTTAAGGCTATAAATATATTATGAATTTTAACGATTATTTAGACGAAGCACTCAAAATAAAATATGTGGTTAGAAAGAACCGCAGAGTAAAGAAATATAAAACAAATAGAAAGGGCTATCGTGTGGAATATGATGCTAATGGAAAGCCACGCGAAGTTCGTATGAAAGCTACTGAAAAGAGAAAGCGTAAAATCGGTCAACGCAAAGGTAAAATCAAAAGAAAAGCAAAAATGAACTTGATTAAAATGAAACAAAAGAAATCGTTTAGAGCAAGAAAGAATATGGGTATTGCATATAACAAGAAAAACCCAGATATAAACTATAATAGAAAACCTTATGTTCCAGTTAAAAAAGATTTTACACAAGAAAAAGAAAAATTTTTAGCACCAAAATTCAATGAGAACTTCCAAGAGTTTTTGAATGAACAGTTGCTATGTGAATGGCCTGAAGGGGTAATTTGGTCTGATTCTTCAAAGGGTATTGAAGTTGGTTGGGATTGGTGTAGTGAAGAAACTCCAGAAGATGGTGAATGGCTTGGACAATTAGTTATGTTGTTTAGATATGGTGCATTGAGAACACTTCGTCAAGATAGAAATAATCTTGGTAATGACGATGGTTTTATTACACAACCATACTTGTATTTTGATAAACCTCAACTTGAAGATATTGCAGATAATTTAATGTGTGATGCTTGGTTTATTCAAATAGCAAACCACGATATGAAGTTAATAAAAGATAAAAAGTTATTAGATGATTTAAAAGAATATGTGCCAGAACGATTATATAAGAAAATCGTTGGTTATAAATAGGGTATAGTGAGGTTATTATATGGCATTTGGTTTATCATTCTTAAATCCATTCTCAGATAGATTCTTACAACCTGAACCAGAACATTCAATGCAGCGTCAAGCAGATGCCGCACTAAATTCTTATGGTAGAAGTGAAGATGCAGTAGATTGGAGAAGACTTACACATGGCTATTTGAATGGTTATGTGGAAGGTTCTGATGTATATGATTCCAGTGGAATATTATTTGAAACTGTTTTCGCAAGTAAAAGACAAAGAATAAACTTCTATAGAGGGTTAGCACTCTATCCTTTCGTTCGTAAGTGTTTAACCATTATGGCTGACGAAGCTTGCTGTGAAAATAGTTTGGGTGAAATCGCTACATTTGATATTGAAAAAGCATTTAAATCAAAGTTTACTGAAACTGAATTAATGACATTAAGAGATGAATTTAACTATATCATAAATGTAGTATTTGATAAAAAACAATTATGGTATTACTACTACAAGTGGTTGGTAGATGCTGAATTGTATCTTGAAATTTGTTTGAATAGCGAAGGCGACCGTGTTGCTGGTATTAAATGTTTGCCACCATACTGCACAATGTGTGTTTATGATGATGGTATTCTTCAAGGATTTATTGAAGATGTTAAATTGTTAAACCCAGAACTTGATACAGATCCAAAGACCTTCACCAAAAACCAAGTTGCTTATGTAAACTATGGATTTTGGGGTAATAATAAGAATGATATACGAGGTCATTTGGAACCTGCTATTCGCCCAATTAACCAACTTCGTGCGATTGAAGATGCATTGACAGTATATCGTATTACACGTGCTCCGGAAAAGAGAATTTTCAAAATTTACACAGGTAAACTTCCTACATCTAAAGTTCCTGAGTATATGCAAGAAATTCGCTCAAAATATCGTAAGCAGTTGACTATTGACCCTGTGACTGGTATGATACAATCTAACAACAATGTTCAAGCATTCGTTGAAGATTTCTGGTTATCACAGGATTCAGATGGTCAGGGTTCGTCTATTGAAACATTCAAGGGTTCAACTGAATTTAGTGGTCAGTTAGACGATGTGAAGATGTTCCGTGAACAAGTAGCCGATGCATTAATGATACCTTCAAGCAGATGGCAAACTGGTGATGGTGGCGGTGCTCAATATGCACAGGGTGTAGATGCTGTTAGTATGGAAGAAGCTAGTTTCCAAAAGATGAACAAGCGTCTTCGTCAAAAGTTTGTAGATATAATTTATCAAGTATTCCTTGTCCATTTACAGGTTCGTGGATATGCCGACAAGTATCTTGATAAGGCTATTTACAATATAGATTTAATTCCCGCTACAGATTTTGAGCGTATGCGTGATTTAACATTAGCTGAGAAAAGAGGTAGTGTCATTGGTGCTATTTCTCAATTCTTGCCTAATTTGAACAATGTAAAACCTGGGTCGGAAGAAGCCCCACCTCTATTCTCTCGCCAATTCTTTATGGAAGATATACTTGGTTTGACCTCCGAACAACGATTGAGAAACAACAAACTCATTGAAGAAGAAGCACAAGACCTCTTGAATAAGGCACAAGCTGCCAAGGAAGAGGGTGGCGATACTGAAGATGAGGGTGGTGGAGATGACCTAGGATTCTAACGAATTTCACTCCCAGCCTGAATACTCGGACACGTTTCAAAGGGTGGTTCTTTATGAACCACCTCTTTTTGCAAAAGTTATAAATACTATATAAGGAGATTAAATGATGGATGAAGTAATTGTAAAAACCGCTCCGCAAGATTTTTTAACTTTCTTGGCAAGCTCACAAACAAATGAGGTTGAAAAGCTCTATACTTTTGCTATGGATAGTCTAATGTTTAGTATCAAAATTCATACATTCCACTTCCAATGCGATTCAGGTTTTCAACACACTCAATTCCAAAACCTCTATGAATGTATTAGAGATTTTGCCGATAAGTTGGTTGAAACTGTAATGTCTATGGGTATTCCATTTAAAATTGAAAGCAAAACTTATACCCTAAATGACGAAATATTTGATTTGGGTAATGCTCTAACAAAAATTGAAAACTATCGTGATGAACTAGAAAATCTTAAAAGAGCATATAGTACAAAGATTAGTCTTGAAAATCTTTTCGGTGATACCATTGAAGAAATTGACAAGATAATTGGTCTTATCAAGAACTTTAAGTAATGGAGAGTTTATATGAAATTAGATGATTATATTAAGGAAGAGTTCCAAAAAACCAAATCACTAAATGAAAATATGGCAGAAGCCGGTGATACTTCTACATTTGAAGGTTCTCAATGGATGGGCCCTCACCACCACAAATATGTAATATGGGATAATCAAACTGGATATGGATATACTGGCGATGTATTGATTGACAATCCAGAACATCAAGAGGGTTTGGCTCCTGTATGCGACCACATTCATTTGATTATGAATTGGGAAGTAATACCACTTGGTGATATGCACACTCACGAATTATTGAAACCAGAACAAGTCGCTGTAGATACTGATATTGGTAGTGTACCTAGAGAAGCATTTATTAAATCACTACCTCCTCAACACGGTGGACAATAAGCTATAAATATAATAAGAAGTTTAGGAGAAATTAAATATGTCAATGTCAAACAATATGTCTGTATTTACAACTTCAATTAAGAATATGCCAGATCTAGCCAAGAACTGGTTGTATCAGATTATATTTGAATATGAGAGTGGTTCAGTCCTTGCCAATATAATTGGTACAGACGATTTTATTATTCGTGCTAAAACAGCATCTATTCCACAAAAGGATTTTAATGAACTTACTACTGAATATATGGGTTCTAAACTCGTCTATCCTGGTAAGGCTACAATGGCTGCTACATTTGATGTTCAATTTGACGAATTCCAGGATATGTACATTTCTAAGGCATTACATCGTTGGCAGAACTTACTATTTAATGGTGGTTTCCAAAACGATATTGATGTTGGTGGTATTACAGGTGGTGCTAGTTCTAACTATCTTAAGGACTATTGTGCTACTGTTCGTGTAGTTCTCTATGATTCTGCATTAAAGAACAAATTGCCTGTTGAATACAAATTCTATTATGTTTGGCCGAAAACAGTTCAAACCGCAAATCTTGGTGCTGAATCTAGTGAAAAAATTACTAGAACTTGTACATTTAACTTCAGTACATTTGAAATGGTTGCTACTGGCGAATAATTATGTTACTAGAAGAAGCCAAACAAATATTAATTTCAAATGGTTACATTTGTGAAGAAACATTTGTACCAGATGAAAAGTATATGGAACAGCTTCATTATTTATCTGACGCTGTCTATGGTATGAATCAAACCTTGGTGGATAACGATATTGAAGAAAGTTATTTTGATGAAGATGATGTTGACTTAGTAGACGATAATACTGTAGATGCTATATTCTATATCAAAACACCAAGTTATAAATCTGATTTACAAACTAGAATTTTCTTCAAACCAAACACACAAAATGTAAAGAAAATTATAGTAGATGAACTATCTTTTGAGGGAACATTCAAAGAATTTATTAAACTTATAGAAAATGAATTAGATGTATTATAAAATATAGACAAATTTATCTAAAAAGGGACTATTTTTGGTAGTCCCTTTTTCTAAGCCATAAAAAAGTAGCAATTAATTTTAATAAATACATAGTGTAATAACACAAATGTTCACAGTAAATTGGAGGAAAATCTAATGGATAAAATTCTTGAAAAACTTGCTGGCGTTTTAACTGCTGAAGACTTGCAGGAAATTAAAGAATCCTTTGAGTCTGCAGTAGAAGAAAGACTTCAAGCAAAATTAGAAGAAGAAAAACAAGCCATTGCCAAAAAAGCTGATGAATTTTGTAATCAAAAGATAAAAGAAGAGGTTGAAAAGAAAACCGTTGAATTGGAAAATCTCGCCAACCAGTATTGTGAAGAACGCTGTGCCAAAATCACTGAAAAGGCTCAGGAGAAGCTTGATACCCAATGTAAGAAGTTGGAAGAAGCCGCTGAACAATATATCTACGAATATTTTGATGAAAAATTCACAGAAAAGTATGGTAAGGAACTTGAAGCACTTGAAGAAAAAGTAATTACTGGTTTAGACAAGTACCTTGAATACAATATCTCCGAAAAGATTAGTGAAAAGCTTATTAACAAGACTGCTATGACTGAAACATATGCTCCAATCATTGAAGGTATTCAACACCTCTTTGAAGAACAGTATGTTCCAATGGATTTGACTGGTTCCAAGAAGTTGCGTGAAGCAAAGGCTGAAAATGCCGAATTGGAAAAGTCATTGAAGAAGCAGCTTGCCGAAAATATGCGTTTGATTGATCTTGTAGAAGATTCAACCAAAAAGGCTACTATTGCTGAGAAGACCTATGGTTTGGATGCTACCCAAAAGGCCCGTGTTCAAAAGTTCTTTGAAAGCAAGTCATTGTCTGAAACAAAGAAGGACATTGATGACTATGTTGAAATGATTACTGAACAATCTATCAATATGCGTAACAACCGTTCTAATTTGTTTGAGAAAAAGTCTCGCCCAGTATCTCGCTCTGCAAAAGCAGAACAAGCTATTGAAAGTGATGACTTGATTACTGAAAAATTCAAAAAGCCAACCAGATCTAACAGATTCTTGGATGAAGCTGCTAGATATATGGAAGAACAATAACAAATTAGAAGATAAAAAAATTATAAATACAATATAACAAAAACTCATTTATATAGGAGAAATCAAAATGAATACAATTAAAAACACATTGGTAGAAAACTTGACTGCTCAGGGTCAAGATAAGCTATCAATTGCTAACATCAAAGATAAGTATATTCGTGATAACATGAAGAAGCTTATGGAAAACCAAATCCGTCAGGATGTTGGCTCTGCTTTGAACGAAGACTTCACAATG